CAGTAAGAGTACCAAAAGGAGCAGTAGCAAGAACCCTATCCATTTCTGCAATACTCAGAAGAGCATGCGCTACACCAACATGCCCTAATGCGTCTGTAGCGTTAGGTGCACGAACAGAATCTAAAGCACCAACTTCCGCTACAGGGGAAACCATATTCTGACTCATGCAACTACCTCTCCCTGTGGAGGTTGGTCTGTTTCCATACCAGGTTGTTCCATACCTGGTTGTTCTGCATTCATTCCTTCAGTACCGGGAGGCGCTTCAAGTGGGTTTTGCATATCAGGAGGAAGGGCAGCATTTGTAGCAGCCAAACCAGCCATTCCTTCCATATGAGCTTTCACATGCGCGTCAAATAGTCTCTTAGTATGGGTGTCTGCTGTCTCGTAAGCTTGAGATTTACGGTATCTGTTGTGCTCTTCGATGTGAATAGGGTGATTATCATAGTCGTGCACAGGAACAATCAAAGGAGGATCGAGTGCCGCGCCAGTCTTTGGGTCTGTTTTCAGACTAACATCAGTTTCTGCCGCCCATGCTTCCATATAATTTGAGATATCTTCTGGCTTTGCGATGCGCATCTTAAGGTTTTCACGCTGAGCTTGTCTAGCATCAACTTGTACCTGTTCATAAATCTTATTGAGTCCGCCAATTTCCATAACCTCAAGCCCACGCTCAGGCTTAATCCATCCCATTTTCATTAGGTCCATGATAAATGCTTGCTTCGCAGCTCTAGACGTAGGCAGTGCAGAACCACTTTCCACACGAATATCTGTATTACCGTTTAGATCAGAACCTTTAAATGCTTGAACATCGAAGGCACTGTCAATGCCTGTCATCTTAACAGTACGCTCTTCGTCCCAATAGTCTTTCACATAGCTCAGTAACTGTCTGGCTGTTTTCTCAATACCCTCTTCAATAGAATCAAAGTGAGCGGAAATAATGCTTTCGTCTTGTTCCTGTAAGTAAGAGATCGCTACAGCCGCCGTAACCCCCGGCGGTACTTGACCCTTAGATACTTCATGTTGACCTGATAGGTCTGCCATATCAGTATATGTACGGTTAATTTCCTCAGTTACATAGGAAGGCATGTTCTGCATGCCAAGTTCAGTAGGGAGATTGTACCCGGTCTTATACAGAATAACCTGTCCTGGCTCAGATGTAATTCTAGCAGGGTCTATAGCTCCCTCTTCAGCAAGTAGTCTAGGCTTAGCCATTGAGTTCTTTGCTTCAATTATCTGCCCGCGGCTTCTGTTCAGTTCCTGCTGTAATGGAATCAGGTCATCGACAATTGAATCGTTATAAAATTTACCAGTAGGAATGCCATCTAATTTAGAGAAAGGATATTCGTTATGCGTGTAGGGCCAACCTTGACTACCTGCCACTACCTGATTATCTATTACTAAGCAAACTCCGCCCTCAGGCAGTTCATCGAAGATTCCTGGCCTAACCCAACATTCCAAAGTAATAACTGAGCTTCTTTCAGCCTGATGTCCGATTCCCATAATGCTATACATTGAATCATCAACGCTCTGGAGTCTGGTACTAACAAACTCTTTACCCAGTCTATTTTGTAGCCACGCCTTATCTCTTGCCTGTGCGTGCATTACGAATGGTTGATTCTCTAGCTCTTCTTCTTTAAGATCAGGAATAAACACATGGAATGGCGTAATAGGGAGGATCTCCAGGTCACCCATCTGGTCATTAAGTTTATCTACCTTGTCGTCATTCCAGAATTGCTTAATAAATCCGTTGCCACAGATAGTCTGCCAGAAGACAGCTCGTCTCAGAGTTACGTTAAATTTATACTGCCGCCATACCGAAGACCATATTTGCTCACCAGCCTGTGCAGCAAAGATGTCTCTATCTTCTAGGGAGGAAGGTATGACATAGGCATTAGGCTGTTGGGACGTGAGCCTGGACATTTCCTTACGACAGATTTTTCTAACCTGATTGATTCTCGGGCGTACCCTCCAGTAAGGCGCCTGCGGGGTGTAAATACTATGTCTTAGGTTAGACTTATCTGTTTTAAACCGAATGTAGTGCTCACCAAGGTAGAAAGCTAAATCAAAGTACCACTTTCGTTCCTGCTTAAATCTGTCGTTCTGGGTCTGTTGAAACTTAGCAAGAACAGTGGCTGCAAGCGCTTCTCTAGTTTTTTCAGCCGACCGGGTCTTTTCCGTAAAAATCGTCTTCGGCGAGACTGGCTCCAAATTCTTCAAGAGCCCCTGTTCCGAGTCCATCATTGTGGTCATAGTAAATCTCACCCCCTAACGCCTGCATCAACTTAGCTTCTGACTCGTCATCTCTAGGAATGTATTTCTGGTCGCTTACCTGATCGGATGTATTCTTCAATGCCGTGTACGATCGCAGACTGTCCGCTTGAATCCTGTTCATCAAGTCCTGATTCATCTTCTGTAGTTCCGTTATCTGGTTCTGAAGAATCTTCGTCTTCTGATCTGGTAAGAACTGTTGCACTAGTAGTGCTGCCACTAGTATTGTGCTCAACAGACCCAGAATTATCAGCGGAACCATGAATCTCTCCAATTCTATCTAAGATTTCCTCCAGTCTGTCAGTAATACCTTGCATGTCAGGTTCCTTCAGAACAGGAACTTCAACAACTCTTTCTACCTTTACTTCGAAAGGAACCTTCTTAACAGGTAATTCAATAATTCCTCGTTCAGCCAGTTCTCTTACAACCTGGTCCACACAAACTGTGCACCAGTACATTGCTCCTTTTAAGCTAAAAGGTCCAGTAGGCTCTTCGGTATCAAACCCAATATCTACGAATTTTCTACTGTCCCCTCCTCTACTTCCGCAAACCACACACTGTCCGGGTGCTAGCTTCGGATGGTCTAGCACTTGAATTTTAGATGTAGCTAGGGACATTTTCAATTCCTTATGGTAGTCTGCATCCAACTCCGTGGGAAGCCTGCTGTACTTCTTTCTAAATTCCTCTATGGTTATCATGGGACTTCCCCAAAAGACAGGTCGTAGTTTTTAGTTAGCCTGCCTCTTGCCAACTGCCTATCAATTCTCCAGGGATAGTTTTCAGGGTCTACCTGTGTCTTACTGATAATCTCTTCGTTATTGAAGCCTGGAAAATCGACCATTTTAGTGTTGCTTAAATAACCTTCTGGTTTCTCCGCTACACCACGGAGATCAGGCATAAACTGAAAGAAGTAGCCAGTTGAGTCAATTGCATGGTCATCTTTTTCTAGCGGTTCTTCACGCTTATTACTCTGATCTGCAATCTTAGGAGATCTGTGAACCTTCCAGGGTAGCTTCATGAGTTCTTTTATCATGTTTGGGCAGTTTTCTGTGATGTGCCACTTATTTTGTCTCAGGTACTCATTCATTCTATCAATATAGGAGTTATCTACGTGCTTCTTACCCGGCATAACAGGGACACCATGCTTTTTATACTCTGCCAAGAGTGAATGCCCAGTTTGCTTACTTCTCTGCGCCATAGAAGGGTCGCCAACAGTAAGCTGTGTAGTAATTCCTAATCCTTTGTTGATTTCCAGGATTCTGTCACAGTGCATCTTGGCCGTCCAGCCGGCCTTGTAGTGCTCAAAGAAAGTAACTACTTCACCTTCAGGACTAACAGCGTGCCATAGAATAGCAGTAGGATTGTTGAATCCAGGATCAATTGAGTTATAGAATGACCAGTATCTAGGAGGCATACCCGGTTTGATGACGTGTCTAGGTCTATCAAAGTTCTTAAAGACTAGACCGCCTCTGGGAATGAAGTTATCTCCACCACCGAGTCGAATCTGCGTCTCTTCTGCATCTAGGTCCTCGGCAAACTGTCCAATTCCCTCTTCTGTAATGAACCTGTTGTTACGAATGCTAATTCTGAAGACCTTGATATTCTCACTAGGTCTTTCAACCAAGTCTGTGTAAATCCATGTGATACCCTCTACCGGAGTCATAGTAATCCAGTAGTGACCTTTGTAGTCAATCAGTCGTGTTTTACTTTCAAGGAAGATTGCCTTAGGGCATTCCTCATCTACATGTAAGAAGTGTCTAGGAGTACCTGCAAAGCTCTCTAATGCCTGACCCTTAGCCTTAATTTCTATTCTTGATCCATTTCGGAGCGAGAGGACGTGCTTCTTTCTATTGTAACTGTCTTCCCAGCTTCCGTTTTTAAGTTCAGAGGGAGGGGTCCATTGGGCAAGGGCAGGTTCAATAATCTGATCTGCTCCGTAATCGAAGTCCACCGTAATAATTCTACCAAAGACAGGAGGTTCAGGAGTTTTTTGAAATGGGTGTTTTCCTGTAGCCCACCAAACATCTTCGCAGATTCCAGCAACCGTCTTCCCCGATCTGTTATCTCCTGCTAGTAACCTTCCAGGACTAGGGTCGCTATGAAAATCTTTCTGCGCACCCTCATTGGGTACATAGTTAAGGATGTTAGGTTTACGAGCTACAGTAGATAGTCCTCCTGCTACAGCTTGGACAATCTCTTCTAGAGATAATGTCATGCGTTAGCACCTAATGCGTTGAGCAAGTCTAGTACTTTCTGGAAATCACTCTGG